TCCGCGTATGTACAAGGGAGCGATTGAATCTTTGGTGCGTAGGATGATTCCTTTCACTGACTTGATTCAGTTGACTCACTTGAAGTTACAACAAGTAATCGCTCGTACAGTACCTGATGGTGTATTCATTGATGCCGATGGTCTTAACGAAGTGGATCTTGGTACAGGAAACGCGTACAATCCAGAGGATGCTTTGAGATTGTACTTCCAAACAGGTAGTGTTATCGGTCGTAGTTACACCCAAGATGGGGACTTCAACAATGCAAGAGTGCCTATCACTCAGTTGACTTCCAACTCTGGTGCTGCTAAAACGCAGATGCTAATCGCAAACTACAACCACTACATGGACATGATACGCACCGCTACAGGACTCAACGAGGCCCGTGACGGTAGTAACCCAGACCCGAACTCATTGGTTGGCTTACAGAAGTTGGCTGCGCTTAATTCAAACACAGCAACTCGCCACATCTTAGAGGGTGGTCTATACATATTCAGATCAATCGCGGAAGCATTGACCTATCGTGTGGCTGACATCCTTGAGTACGCTGATTTCAAAGATGACTTCATCAGTCGTATCGGCAAGTACAATGTGTCTATCTTAAACGAAATCAAGGACTTGTACATTTATGACTTTGGTATTTTCTTGGAGATAGCACCGGACGAAGAGGAGCGCGCTCAACTTGAAGCCAACATACAGATGGCTTTATCTAAGGGTGACATAAATCTTGAGGATGCAATTGACATCCGCGAGATCAAGAACCTTAAGATGGCAAACCAATTGCTGAAGGTGAAGCGTGTCAAGTTGCAAGAGCAGAAGGACAAGATGGCTATGATGCAGCAACAGATGACTGCACAGCAGAACATGGAGTTGCAACAGATGGCTTCACAGTCTGCCCTTCAGAAGATTCAAGCAGAAAGCCAAGCCAAGATGCAGATCAAACAAGCCGAGGTGGCTTTCCAAATTGAGATGTTGAAGGCAGAGGCAGGTCTTAAGCAGCAGTTGATGGCCGAGGAGTTCAGATACAACATGACTCTTGCTGGCATGGACGAGCAGCAGATCTCTAGCAGAGAGAAATCTAAAGAAGACGCTAAGTCAAAGAGAATAAGCCAGCAGAACAGCGAGCAATCGAAACTAATTAATCAGCGCAAGAACGACTTGCCGCCAATCAACTTCGAGTCCACAGAGGATTCTCTTGATGGCTTTGATTTGTCAGTGTTCGAGCCTCGCTAAACGATATTGAAAAAAATATATAAATTTGTAAAAATTAAATCTAATCAAAATGGAAATCCAAGTAAGAGAAGTAAAGGCTATTGAGGCCAAAGGAGTACAGGAACTCGAGAGAGAGTTGCTAGAGAAACACGAAGAGCAAATCAACAATGTTGATCCCGCTCTAAGTCTAGAACCAGATCCCGAACCGGCTCCCGAACCGATACAGGTTGAACTTCAAGAGCAAGACGTTCTTTCTTATATTAGCAAACGCTACAACAAGCAAATCAATTCTTTTGATGATTTGGTGGCTGAACGTTCCGACGAGCAATTGCCCGCGGATGTATCAGCCTACTTGAATTACCGCAAGGAAACAGGCAGAGGCTTTGAAGACTTCATCAAGTTGAAGGAAGACTTCGATACAATGGAGCCTGACAATGTCCTTCGCAGTTACCTCAAGGCCACACAGGATGGATTGGATGATGATGATATTGATGTCATGATGGAAGACTACTCATACAATGAGGACTTGGACGATGACTCAACTATCAGAAGAGCCAAACTATCCAAGAAAAAAATGGTTGCAGAAGCCAAACAGTACTTCAACTCTCAAAAAGAGAAATACAAAACGCCCCTTGAGTCAAGTACGGCGAACGTTTCTCCAGAAGAAAAAGAAGAATTGCAGGCTTACAAGCAATATATATCGCAGGCAAAAACTATGGATCAAGAAGCCGAGCGTAAGCGTGAGTGGTTTTCAAAGAAGACCGACGAGGTATTTAATAATGAGTTCAAAGGTTTTGAATTTAAGTTAGACGACCAAGTTTTACGATTTACACCGGGGGATGCTGCTGAATTGAAGAAAGCCCAACTAACACCAACGAACTTCATATCGAAGTACTTGGATAAGGATGGGATGATCAATGATGCAACAGGTTATCATAGAGCGCTAGCGGTAGCAATGAATCCCGAAAGGTTTGCCAAGTACTTTTATGAACAAGGCAGATCAGCCGCGACTGATGATGTTACTCGCAGAATTAAGAACATTAATATGAGCGAGAGACAATCACCCCAGCCGATGGCGAGTGACGGGTTCCAGGTTAAAGTGGTTGATCCTGATGCCGGCAAAGGCTTAAAAATCCGAAGTATCAAAAAAATCTAAAAACTAAAAACTAAACTAAACTACAATGGCAGTTTTATCCACCCCGACCTTTCAGCTGCAGCCGAGTGCGCAGCAGGTCCCCCTATCTACTAACTACATTACCGACTTCAACTTCTTGAACCAGTATCTTCCTGATACTTACGAGAAAGAATTTGAGCGTTACGGTAATCGTACTATCTCTTCTTTCTTGCGTATGGTTGGCGCCGAAATGCCATCAAACTCAGATATGATCAAATGGGCTGAACAAGGCCGTTTGCACATCAAGTACATTAACTGTACTACAACTGTTTTGACTACAGCCGATACTGCAACTTTCACTATCAATGACGTATTGGTTCCTAACCGTGCTGCTATTGGTTTGACTGCTGGTACTATCGCTTTGCGTATTGGACAAACTGTTGTAATCACTCCTAACGTTGCTGGTCCTACTCAGAACAAAGGTATCATTACCGGTACAAACCCAACCGCCGGTACTATCGATGTTGCCTTCTACGAAGCAGCCGGTATGACCAACGCCTTGGCTACTAACACTTTCACTATCTTCATCTACGGTTCTGAATTCAAAAAAGGAACTAACGGAATGCAAGGTTCTTTGGAAGCAGAAGATGAAATCTTCGACAACAGCCCTATCATCATTAAGGACAAGTATGCTGTATCTGGTTCTGACATGGCTCAGATCGGATGGATTGAAGTTACTACTGAAAACGGAGCATCTGGTTTCTTGTGGTACTTGAAGTCTGAGCACGAGACTCGTTTGCGTTTCGAAGATTACTTGGAGACCGCTATGATTGAAGCAGTTCCTGCCGTTAGCGGATCAGGTGCTGTTGCTGCTGGTTTCAAAGGTTCTGAAGGTGTGTTCTATGTTGTGAACGACCGTGGAAACGTTTGGGGCGGTGGTAACCCAACCACTTTGGCTGACTTCGATTCTATCGTTTCTCGTTTGGACAAACAGGGATCTATCGAAGAGAACGTAATCTTCGTAAATCGTGATTTCAGTTTCGACATCGACGATATGTTGGCTACCTTGAATGGTTACAATGGATCAGGTGCTTCTAACGCTGCCTCTTTCGGTTTGTTTGAGAACGACGTGAACATGGCATTGAACCTTGGGTTCAGCGGATTCCGTCGTGGTTATGACTTCTACAAGACAGATTGGAAATACCTAAACGATCCTACAATGCGTGGTGGTTTGACTTCATCTACTACAGGTGCAAGTACTGCAAACGTTATCACTGGTTTGTTGGTTCCTGCTGGTTCTACAACTGTTTACGATCAGGTATTAGGTAAGAACGCCAAGCGTCCTTTCTTGCACGTTCGCTACAGAGCAACTGCTACAGAGGATCGTCGTTATAAGACTTGGATCACAGGTTCTGCCGGTGGTGCTGCTACTAGCGACTTGGATGCTATGGAAGTTAACTTCTTGTCTGAGCGTTGTGTATGTACCTTGGGTGCTAACAACTTCGTATTGTTCCGTTACGGTGCTTAATCACTAACGAAATAAAAAAGTTGATTCATTTAATCTGGAGAGTGCTGGTAACGGCGCTCTCCTTTTTAAAAAGTAAAAAATCATATCAAATTATATCATGAAAAAACACGCAACACCCGTAGACAAAGTCTACAAACTAATTCACTCATCTCCCCTTTCATTTACTATTCCTTCAAGGAGTACTAGGAGATTCCCATTATTGTGGTTTGATGAAGACCAAAATACTAACCGCCCATTGAGGTATGCGATAAACCAAAAGAGCCCATTCGAGGATGAGCAAGATGGTAATCCACTCATTGAGCCTGTGATATTCGAAGATGGTATGCTTCGTGTTCCAAAGAACAACCCAGTCCTTCAGCAGTTTTTGTATTATCATCCGATGATGAACACCGTATTTGCGGAAGTAAACCACGAGAAAGATGCTCAAGCGGAAGTACAATTCTTGAATGAAGAAGTGGATGCTTTGATTGAAGCACGTTCATTAACCATCGATCAATTGGAAAATGTATCTCGAGTTTTGTTTGGCAAAGACCCATCGGTCGTGAGTACTGCCGAATTGAAAAGAGATGTATTGATTTACGCCAAGCAGGATCCAAGAGGATTCTTGAACTTGATCAATGATCCGATGTTGAAACTAGAATCTAATGTACGTAAGTACTTTGACGGAAAAGTTTTGGCATTCAGAAACGGAAACAAGGAAGTTTGGTTTAACACTCCTTCAAGCAAGAAGAAGATGATCAACATTCCTTTCGGATCAGATCCCTACGTTGAGGTTACTTTGTACCTACAGACCGACGAAGGTATTGATGCATTGAAACTTCTAGACAAGAGTCTAGAGATGATCTAATAAACTTTATTTCTTATCAATCAGAGGGGGCAAACGCTCCCTCTTTTTTTTTGTTTATCTTTGCTTTAAACAATAACATGATTAATGAAGTAAGAAATACCGTGTTGTCCATATTGAATAAGAACAATTACGGATATATATCTCCATCAGACTTCAACTTGTTTGCTAGTCAAGCGCAGATGGAATTGTACGAAGAGATGTTTTCTGCCTACAATAAGATCATCATAATGGAGAACAGGCGCGAGTCTGGTACTGACTATGCGGACTTAAAAAGAACTTACGAAGAAGCGATGGAACTTTTTATTTCCAACAACCCTCTTCAGAACTTTGCAGGTAGCGTGTTTTTGCTACCAAGTTCAGCAACTACTGGCGACGAGTACTATATGATAGTAAAGATTATATGCTATCCAACGGTGCTAGATAGTGGAGCCAATACCTCTGTGGTATCCTTTCAGTTGGTTGATAGTGGTGCTACTTTTACGACAGCAGGAATTGTTGCCGGAGACGTGGTAGTTAATACCACCACAAATACAGTGGCCAATGTAGTATTGGTTTCTAGCAACACGGTTTTATTATTAGACAATAACATATTCACCACAACCCCTGCTAACTTCTTGGTATTAAAAGCCAGCGCAGCGGTGGAGGCAGAGAAGTTGACGCAATCAAAATCAACATTATTGAACACGTCAATGCTCACAGCCCCATCAACTTTATTCCCTGCATACACACAGCAGGCCAATGTAATGACAATTACACCTGTGAGTTATAAGGTTCCGGGCCAAGTGATTGCCAACTACTTCAGATACCCATTCGTTCCAAAGTGGACATACATTAGTTTGGCAGGTGGTGAGCCTGTATTCGATCAGACGCAACCCGACTACCAAGATTTTGAATTGTCTCCAGACTATGAGTACAAGTTGGCTACCAAGATATTGGAATACGCCGGTATGTCTATCAGAGAGACTGAGGTGGTTCAATTCGGAATGACACAACAAGCCCAACAACAACCATAAACCATGGCTTATATATCCCAATATCAATACTACGAAAACAATGGTAACGCTCCAGAGAATGAGAACTGGGGCTCATACCAATATGTAAGTCTACAAGATATCGTCAAGAACTTTCAGTTGATGTATGCTGGTAACCACTCGCTAGTCAATAACGAGGAGCGGTACCGGATACTATTCCACGCAAAGAGGGCTGTCCAAGAGTTGAACTACGATGCATTCAAGGAGATTAAAGTCCTTGAACTTACCGTTGGTAGTAACTTGAGATACATTCTCCCTAGCGATTTCGTCAATTGGGTACGCATTTCTTTGTTCAGAGATGGTCTATTGAGACCAATGACAGAGAACGTTCAGATACTTTCTTCTAGCGCTTACTTGCAAGATAGCAAAGCCAACATCCTATTCGATCAGAACGGGAATATCTTACAACCACAGAACTCTCAGATAGACATGGAGCGATTGAAGGGAACCAAAAGAAACATCTACTTGAATCCGGGCGGAATGTTTGATGGGCAAGAGGGTTGGAACATCGATGGCAATTGGTATTTTGACTATGGCATTGGCGCGCGCTTTGGATTAGAAACAGAGGTAGCGAACTTCAATCCAACATTCGCCATCGACAAGAAGGCAGGTGTAATCAACTTCAACTCTGACATGTCAGACCAACAATGTATCGTTGAGTATGTATCAGATGGTATGGAGAACGGAGACGATTCTTTGATAACTGTTAATAAGTTGTTTGAAAAATATGTGTATGCCTATATTCAGTACGAGATACTCAGTTCTAAGTTGGGCGTACAAGAGTACGTTGTGGCTAGAGCAAGAAAAGAAAAGTCTGCATTACTTAGAAACGCAAAAATAAGATTGAGCAACATTCATCCCGGCAGACTATTGATGAGTCTTCGTGGCATGGACAAGTGGATAAAGTAACATGGCGAACACTACAAGGAATTTCATAGCAGGTAAAATGAATAAGGCCGTCGATGAACGCCTTATTCCTGACGGGCAATATATCGATGCTCTTAATGTTCGTATGGGTGCCACTGAGCAATCAGAGATAGGTGTCATAGAGAACTCAAAGGGTAACGTATCCTTGACCACATTGACCTACATAGATGGCACGCCATTGAGTGCAGATGCGAGATGCATAGGATCACTTGCTGATGGAGAGAAAGAAACTATCTATTGGTTTATCCATGACTCCAACTTCCCAGTTGGTGCCACCGGCAAACTTGATATGATTGTTTCCTTCAATGCGTTAACAAACATATTAACCTACCACATCATCAGTATCAACGATGGTAATGGTGACAATACCACACTTAACTTTGATCCAAAATATTTAATCACCGGTATTGACATAGTAAAGACAGGTAATCTCGATGAGAGTTTGTTGTTTTTTACTGATGATTACAACCCACCAAGGTTCATCAATGTACGCAGAGGATATCCAAATCCAGATCCCTCCACAAACGTAGATGAATTCAGTGCTGAGTCAATCCTTGTTGTAAAGAAACCACCAACGGAGGCCCCATCAATCAACCCCATTCTGACAGGAGGGCAAGATAACTTCATAGAGACTAGATTCATTTGCTTTGCTTATCGATATAGGTACGCAGATGGAGAGTACTCAGCAACATCCCAATTCTCAGCACCAGCATTTTCTCCAAACCCATTTGAATTCACTATAGATAGTTACTTGAATGAGGGCATGGTTAATAAATACAATGCTGTTGAGGTTACATACAATACTGGTGGCCCGCTTGTAGTTGGTTTTGATTTGCTCTTTAAAGAAGCTGATGGCAATGTAATTCGTGTTATTGATAAACTAGATAAGACTGGCGGAGACTTTGAAACTGTTACATTTACATTCAACAACAGTAAGATATTCACTATTTTACCACAATATGAATTGCTCAGGCTCTATGATAACGTGCCATTGCTTGCAAAGGCTCAGACATTGATGGGTAACCGCTTGATGTACGCCAACTATGTGGAGGGTTATGACTTGATTGACAAGGATGGCTTTGCTGTGAAGCTGGAGTACTTTACCGAACTAATAACTGAGGTGATAGGTGAAACAGAGATAGTTGATTCAACAGCCGTTGGTGTGTACAATATCGACGGAGCACAATCAATTACCGATGCTACATTTGAGATTGATCTTGCGGGAATAAACTTAATAGCGGGATCATCAATAAGCATAGAGTTTACATTCAGTCACTCATTGTTTAGCGGTGGCACGCCACCCGCGGAAACTACGACAAATGTATCTTTAACCTTTTCATTCTCTTTGGCCGTAGCGTATACATCAGTGTATGCCTTGGCAACTAGCCAAGAATTTCAAGAAGCAGTCGGCACAATCGCTAATATCAAGCCTGTATTCTCCGCAACTCCCGGAGCCCAAACATCGTGTGACGGAGTTACTCTTACAGATAGAGTGAACTGCGCTATACCAAATAACTTGGATTCTTTAATCAAGTTTGCTAGTGGTATAAACGCAGTCGCAGAACCCATTGCTATCATTACGAGTCCTGCTAGTTCAGTAATTGGATTTCAGTTAATAGCCATGGAGTTTGTTGATAACACCACGACGCCAACTGTACAAATCTATGAGTACTATGGAGTAACGTTTGTAGAGGCTACGTTCCAAGAGATTTCTAATCCAACAAGTCTTCACAGCAACAGAGATTATGAGATTGGTATCGTGTATATGGATGAATTTAATCGCGCATCTACCGCTTTAGTTAGTGAGCAAAATACCATTCACATCCCTTGTGGCTACTCTGGGAATAAGAACTCTATACAAGTACAAATACCCACGTCACAGGTAGCACCTGTTTGGGCTAAGAGATATAAGTTTGTAATCAAGCCAGACCAAGAGAATTATGAGACCATTTACACATCTATATTCTTTCTTGACCCATATTCAAATGATGCGTACTTTCTATTGGAAGGCGAGAATTCAAAGAAAGTTGAAACAGGAGACAGATTAATTGTAAAGGCTGACACTTCTGGTCCTACTCAGCAATGCGTATACGCTACGGTTCTTGAGAAAGAGTCTAAAGCATCAGACTTCCTTACGATACCAAGTACATTGGATCCATCGGTGAATCTTCCTGTGCCATCAGGCGTTTACATGAAGATCAACCCAAACAGTTTCAATGTGGTTAATGATGAGTTGGCTATTATAGCGCCGGGTAAAGTACAAGTCGACGAAGATGATGGCGGCGAATTTGTGTTGGCTTTTTACCCAATGAACAGATTTGATACAGCAACATCTACGTATGTAGATTATGATGTTCCCGCTGGAAGTCGTATTCGTTTGTATTTCAAGTTCGAACGTAAGGGAACCGGTGATGGAAATAAGAACTGTGAAAGACGTATCTATACGCTAGACAAAACTTTGGTAGCATCTGCTAACTATGACAACATGTTTGATTGGTGGAATGGCGACAATGTTCAAGTGATATTGAATGATGGTATACAGGATGTAGGCGGAGGAGAATGCGATGTAGAAAACGATTATATACCAACAATAACGAATACTCTTGGGGATATTCCCGAAGCCGTTTGTACCAACTTCTATAGATTCTTCAGAAATACTGATACTGCTAGCCCACAATTCAATACCCTACAATTAATGGTCAGGGGTACAAGGGCGTGTAGAAATATATTAAACAAAAAGAAAGCAAGATCAAGCGTCACTATAAACATAGAAGTGTTTAGGGCTGAGACTACTTGCATATTTGAAAGCGAACCACTTGATGCATTGCCAGATATCTTCTTTGAGAATGACATGTCTTTTGCAATAGATATAGATGGCAACCACCTAGGTGATCCAGCCAATCAGGATATCAATCAGGATATAGCCCTAGGGGTTACAGGCGTAATACATACAATGTTCTTCAACTGCTTTGCTTTCGGTAACGGAGCAGAGAGTTACAAAATTAGAGATTCTATCGTTGGAAGACCATTTAATCTAGGTAACAGGGTTGTTTCAGTGTCTGAGCAAGATTACAAAAAAACAGACAGGTACGCAGACATTACTTATAGTGGCATATACAATGATGAATCAAACCTCAATAGATTGAATGAGTTCAACTTAGGACTATTAAATTTCAAGCCATTAGAGGATTCATTTGGACCTGTATATATACTGGATGGTCGTGTAACCGATGTTCTGGTACTTCAAGAAGATAAAATATCCTATGTACTCGTAGGAAAAAACTTGCTATCAGACTCTGTTGGTGGCGGAGTGGTTGTTTCAATTCCAGAAGTATTAGGAAAGCAGATCGCTAGAGTTGAGAAGTATGGCATCAGTTTCAACCCAGAGAGTTATGTCAATTGGGGATACGATAGATACTTTACCGATGTAAAGCGCGGTGCTGTATTACAATTGAGAGGTGACTCATATGCGAACGATCAGTTGGCTGTGGTTTCTGAATTGGGAATGAGAACTTGGTTCCGTGATGAATTCATTACATCCTTCAATACTCAGAAACTTGGAGGATACGATCCCTACATGAGTGAGTATGTATTGGTTTCTAATGAGATTGATCTTCCTGTGGTAGAGCAATGCTTGGCTTGTGGAGTAAGTCAGACGTTTAGTTTCTTCTTACCCGGTGGATCAACATTCAGTTACTGCGTAAATGCAGGGCCATACGTTGGTGACTTGAATATAAACTACACCGCTTCAGTTGATCCGGGTGCTACGTTCAATATCGAGGCTGACTACAATTCAAATGTCTATCAGACTGGATTCATAAATACATCTGGCGTATTGAGTTTCAATAAGAACTCTGGCAGCGAGGACGTTGTAAGCCTACAAATCACAACCACTGGCATCGTTACATTAACAGTGACTGTTAATTGCCCTGTGCTACAGATAATGAGCGTAATCGAGGTAATGCTTACGAGCGATAGTGATTCGGGTCAGACCATCCATGCCCAATACAGGTATGCAGATGGCGCTTACATCTCTCCATTGCAATCCGCCGGCGTTACGTTCATCTCTGGAACAGCCAATCCGTTGGTTTCAAGATACAACGTAAGCGTAGGCCCACAAGGTGCAGGCAATATACCAACAGACAACAGCACGGTTAGCATCATCTCGAACAAATTATCTACAGATACATTTGATTTTGATGCAGCCACTGATAAGTTTAGATACTTGAGAACAAACACTTTGTACTTAAATAACTCTGTTGACATCAGCGCTTTGCTTGTTGCGTCTAACTTGGCTACGCCGATTGTTACAACTGGCAATGTAAACCAATCTTCATTCAACTCTGGAACATTGGATGCTTACTTGTATTTGATTTGGGATCTAAGAGCATCAGCACCTGCTGAGTTGTGCTTCTCAAACACAACCATCGAAGATGTATGTTGCAGTTGTAGTCCTTGCGTTGACCCATGTTCTTACTATCAGTTTGAAAACATAGGAGCAACAACCGGGCAAGTGGATTACATCCCATGCGCGGGCGGACCAACTATACCTATCATGATCCCTGCGGGTGAGCCAGCAAACGTGTGTGCTCAGAACGGAACGGCTCCGATAGTAATCTCAGGTGACATCACAATCACAGTACTTCAAGATTGTGGATGTCCATAAAAACAAAACAAAATGGCAACTAGTTCAACATACTACTTAAACGGACCATCACTTGGGTCAGCGACCGCTGTGTTCACTGACCCCGACTTGACTCTCTGCGCACCCGATGGGTTTTACTTTGACGGAATAATCGTAAGAGAACTAGTCTCTTGTGTATTACTTCCTCAGCAACTTTGCCCTGCTTGCGCGGATGCCTGTGGTGGATTCCCAATCTCTGAGTTGTCTGCTACCGGTGGATACTACGAGATTGCCATCCAATTAGGATCAGCAACAGGTGCAATTGTTATTGAGTTCGATCCATATACAGTGCCTTTAGGTATTGAGGTAATTTATGATGGAGTGGTTTATAACAAGATGAGTTCAACAAACTTTGGGTACTTAGCGGGTGCAGCAAACTTGCCAACATACGTTGGTGAAACTGCATCTGATTGTGGTATCGTTGCAAACAGCCCTCACGTATTAGATAAGTATGTGTTCTATGGAGGAGTGTTTACCGTAACTGCATTCCCTGAAACTGTGAATGTATTATCAAGCCAATTGGATTTGACAGCCACTAACCCCGGTCCATGCTTTATCGTTATACCAAAGACTTCGCCATCACCAACGACAATGCAAATCAATATAATCGCTGCGTGCCCATTGTCTCAGTTTGATGTAACTATTGCTTGCCCCGTACCATTGACGACTTTCTCTAGTAGTGATGTCAATGCAAGTGCTCTTCTTGCGTGTGCCGACTCTATTGATCAGCAGTATTTTGTGGAATATGTAAACGGTGGGGCTGGTACATTTGGTCTTTACGACTGGGTATTCCAAGATGTCAACGGAGAATTCGTTCTCCCTGATGGCTTCTACCATTCACCAAGTTCATGCCCTCCACCAAACGATTGGTTCCAAGTTCAGAATGGAGTGATCGTTCAGTTCGGAACATGCGTTTATGGAAACAACTACCGCGTGTCTCGTTGTGGTGATGGACAAGAATTGATTGTATCATCTGTAAGCCCAGTTAACCTAGGTGACATTGTCACATTGACCGGTGTAGTGGATTGCGTATACTCTGTCATTGCCTTTAGCGGAGGAACAGCAGTAGATAGTATCAATGCAGTAATACCATTTGTAACCTGTGACGACATATGTAATACATACGACATCACTAACAACACATTGTTGACTGAGGGTGTTAGTTACCTTGATTGCGCTGGCGCTCCTCAGAGCACTACAGTTATTCCGGGTGCTACGGCTACGATATGTGCAAAAACAAACTCAATAGTTACTAACTTAACGCCTGTATTCACAGTGTGTGGTTGCCCATAATACTAAGACATGCCAAATTATACACTTACATATAGTCCAAGCGCAGAAGGATGGCCATCGTTCTACTCATACAACCCCGATTGGATGATCGGTATGAACAATTACTTCTATACATTCAAGGGAGGTAACCTGTACAGGCACAACGTAAACGCTACGCGCAATAGATTCTATGGCGTAAACTATCCATCTACAATTCAAAGTGTATTCAACGAGTCCCCATTGATCAACAAGTTATTCAAGACAATCAACATCGAAGGGGACGACACATGGGATGTGGATTTGTACACGGACATCCAAACGGATGGCTTCATTCTAGCGAACTACTTTGAGAAGAAGGAGCAAGCGTACTTCGCGTTCATCAGAAACTCGGGTACAGTACCAGCAAGTCAAGCAGAATATCCACTTAGATCTGTCAATGGTATCGGACGGAGCGCGACGATCGTATCTACCGCTCCATCTGCGGTGTTGGTTAACTACTCCATCTCTCCATTGATCTCGATAGGTAGCATCATATCAATTGGCGATTACTTGTACTACTCACTTCCACCTACATACTCTACGCCAATTTTGTTTGGTGAAGTAACTGGTATCAATGTGGACTTGAGGAATGGTATAAACCAATTGGTAGTGGACACAACCATCATCGGTGGTGGTATTCCTTTGATCCAAGACCCATACACAATGTACATAAAGAACTCGATTGCGGAGTCTCATGGCTTGCTTGGACACTACTGTGTGTTCACTCTAACCAATGATAATACCAACAAAATAGAGTTGTTTACACTTGAGTCTGAAGTGATGAAAAGTTATCCTTAAAAAAATAATATCTTTGTAAGTATATGGCACTCCATGCTAGGCTACTGACACCCACAGATTACGATACCATTTTAGTAGAATGGTGGGGTGATTGGGGATGGGCAGCGCCACCACAAGACTTCCTCCCAGAAGGTGGCTTGAGTGGTATCATGGTATTGGACGACGACACACCTGTGTGTGCCGGCTTCTTTTATACCACCAACTCTAGCGCGGCATGGGTGGATTGGATCATATCGAACAAGCAATATAAAAAGAAACCCGAGAGAAAGGAAGCGCTATTGATGTTAATTGAAATATTGACAGCGACTTGCAAGAACCTTGGGTTTAAATATGTGTACGCACTAATCAAGCACCCCTCATTGGTTAACGTGTATAAGTCAATTGGATACGAAGAAGGGGATAGTTATAACAAAGAAATGATAATCAAACTTTAAAATCATGGCAGCAATAACAGCAGCGACAGCAGCAACAATCTCAGCAGTAGGAACAATAGCAGGTACCGCAGCAGCAGCAGGTGGTACCTATATGTCATTTAGGGGGGCGGCCAAGCAAAGAAAAGCGGCCGACACCGCAAGAGCAGAAGCGGACAGGCTTATGCAAGAAGCAAGAAAAAGAGCAGAAGAGAATGTGTACAAAGCATTGTCGCTATCTAAAGAACCATATGATAGGGCTAGGGAGTCTGCACTTGTGCAAGGCGCTCAAGCCATTGAAGCAGGGATGGAAAGCGAAAGAGGCTCTGCGTCTACCGCCGGTCGTGTACAGATGGCTCAGAATGAAATGCAAAGAGACATTGCAAACGAGCAGACACAACAGATTCAAGCATTAAATATGACGATAGCCGAGGAAGATGCTAGATTGAAAGACTTTACTGCTAATGTAAATATGACTGAGGCAGCCGGGGCTCAATTAGCAGCGAAGGATGCTGATGAAGCCGCAGCAGCATTTACAGCCCAAGGAGTACAGGGTCTTGGGGCAACAGCAAAAGTTATTGGAGACGCTCTTCCGTTGTACTACAAGACAGCAGGAGCACAGCAATACTCTAAGTTGATTGACCAAGGTACTGCTGCTGGTCTTGACATGCAGGGTATACAGAATTCTCTAGAAAAAGCTGCTAGCAACAATCCAAAATATGCAGCGTTTAAAGGAATTGGATCGAAGACTCCGCAGGAGGCACAAGTAATAATAAGCGGTTCTGATCTTGGTACATTAAGGGAGTTGGTAGAAGGTAATCCATTCCAAACATCGCGCCCCATACCTGCTCCGCAGGAGATTGCGCAACTTCCTCCAAATCTTTTTCCGAAGAATCGTCAATACACCCCGAACTCCAACGTGAACCCATTTGATATATACGGAAGATGACATACTATAAATATGCCGAACGTGAGTCGGATAGTCAAGTAAACTGGGCCGAGGTAAGTAAGGGTCTGTCCGACACAATCTTGCAGGTAGACAAAGATAGACGGGAAAAAAGAGCCGCCATCGACGCTGCTACTAGGGAGGCACAGACTACGTTGGCTAATGCGCCAAAGGGAGAGAATACCACTGCTTCTGCGTGGACGATCAACTATGCTAACGACATGATGAACTACAGGCTCACGCTTGATAGGTTACTCAAGTCTGGTCAGATGAAGTTAAACGACTACCAAGTGGCTGCACAGAATAGCGTAGACTCAACCAACTTGGTCTTCACCATATCTAAAGAATACCAAGATGAATACAAGGCAATTATGGATAGGTCTAGAACTCTTGGGAAAAATGGCCTGCCTTTATCATCTGTAATGGAGTTGGAGTTGGCTTCATTGAATGAGTCTTATTCAAACCTATCGAACACCGTACCCACAATTAACTCAACCAATGGTATGGTCTACTTGTCTACACCGGGGACCGGCAAAGATGGAGTACAAACACTGGGAGACAATTACGTGAGCCTTCAGTCATTGCGAAATAGAATGAAAGCAAAGGTTGACATGTACGATGTGGAGGGGATATCAGCAGCGAAGGTGGCTTCATTGGGAGAGAACACGATAAGCCAACTAGGCCAAACTAATTTTAGAAGAACTGGTGTTGTCACTGATATCACGGATGCAACGTTGAGAGATACTTGGACCGAATTCACAAAAACAACTGCCAAAGAAATGGTAGCCAATCCATTCTCTCAGGCTTCAATTATGGCGGACGGCATGAAGGTGAACCCTAAAACTGGACAAGCGTATAAAGGCGTGTACAATAGGGCAGAGTGGGAAGCAGACAAAACTGGTAATCTTATATTGTTTGAGAACACAAATGGCACAGGGCCATTGGTTCCTGTATTCACAGAACAACAAACCAAAGATGCAGAAGAGTTTGTTCAAGCGGGTCTATCTAAATATGTAGACAAGAAGACTGAGAAACGCCCATTTCAAGAGCCGGAACCACAACGCCCCCAACAATGGGAAGTGGAGGCAGCCAATGCAGCGAAGGATCAGACGGCAGCGGCAGGTGCATGGAATCAATTGTACACTGGAAAGACTCCGGCTGAGAAAAAAGCAGCGGCAGATATCTTACTAGGAACTCCAATTGCGCAGAGCGCAGGCTTATTGGATATTGATTTAGAAACTAAGCCGGGCCAGATCATACTCAAATATGCTGATGCTAAGAAGAACAGGACCATTGACTTCGTTGATGCAAACAACAATCCTATTTCACTGAGAGACTTCGCAGGTAAAGGTGTTGAGTTGCATGGTGTAGTCGATAGAGATAAAGCCGTTAAAGCCGGAGGCGGAGGAAAAACATTTGGAAGAATTACAGACTATAGTGGTATTAGATCAAGTAGAGCGGGAGAGGCCGCACCCCCAGTAGCAGTCGCTGTTCCTTTGAGCGCAATAACTGAGGAATCCGGGAACGCATCAAGCACCCTTCAGTCTGCATTACCAGAAGGATTTGTTGTGACAGACAATTCTATATTTGGATTTGGTAACGGGATTACTGTTGTAGCACCAAACGGAAAGGTTTATGAATACACCTCCAAGCAAGGCCCTACTGACGCGGCTACCATTAAAGTGGATCTCGAGGCTTTCGTTAAAACAAACAATGTACCAGCTAAAGATGCCGCCGCAAAGGCTGCTGCTGCTGCTGCTGCTGCTGCTGCTGCTAAAAAGAAATCTCCAATTCCTGCTCCGGGAGGCGGGAGCTTTGGTTCTGATAAAGCCCCAAGAAAAATAAAAGGATAATTATGCCAAACTTAAAAGAAATATTGAAAGAGTTTGTAGCCACAGCAAATGCAGGTGAATACAAAACAGAAGGTGAATTGTTGTCAGCGTTTCCAGAGTTAAGTGGGTACAATTCAAACACATTAAAAGAGTTTGTATCCACTGCAAATGCTGGTCAATATGCAAACGAGGATGAGTTGTTAGCAGCGTTTCCCGAGTTCGGCCAAGAAGTAAAAAAAAAAGAAGAGTCAGTTCCTCTGTGGCTTCAAAAGCAAGAACAGCAACCAAAGCCAAAGCAAGAACAAACACTCCCGTTTTTGGAATCCAAGCCTTCGGGTATTTCTTTGGGATCTCAAAGAGTTCCTGAGACTGCCCCTATGTTTGAGGCTCCTCCAATGAGGACCCCCGAAGAAGCACAAGCAATAGTAGAAGCACCGGAAGACCAATCAAAAGTAGCAGAATCTGAACAGGGTTGGCTGCTGAACACTGTATCATCCCTTGATAGGGGATTTGCCAAAAACTTAATAGGCAATCCAGTAAAGGGAATGGGTACGCTCCTAGAGGGGGCAACGTCAAAAGTATTTGGAGGCACAGGAAAGGGCCCAATCAGTGATGCGTTAATAAGTTTTGGCAACTACTACAACAATGCCATTGACGAACTCACTCCTCAAGATGAAGACTTTAAGAATACTTTAACAGATCAATTTGGCCAAGCATTCGGTCAAGTTGCATCGTTGATAATGACAGGTGGTATTGCTGGTGCAACTAAACAAGGTGTTGCAGTTGCGGCTACTGCTCCAACAGGTATCATTGGTACTGTTGGTGCAGCGGGTAAGCAACTAGCTTCTACATTGGTAAGCCCAGTAGCAATCAGCGGTGGTCTATCTATGGGTCAAGCAGAGTTTGACAGAGCAAAAGAAGCAGGTGCTACAGACGAACAAGCATACGAGATATTCTTCAAGAACGCCGCTGTTGGTTCAGTGCTAGAGCAGATTCCTGTTATGCAGTTCTTGAAACGATTCAACCAATCAACAGCCGGCGGTGTAACGAACTACATCAAGACCAAAGGTGTTGCAGGATTGACAGGTGGATTCGAGGAGATGACTACTGAGGTTCTTCAACAATTATACTCCAACAAAACTGCTCAAGAAGTATACAACATAAACCAACAACTGCTCGAGGGAGTGGGTGAGTCTGGTGGTGTAGGCTTTGGAGTTGGTTTCATCTTGAACGCGATGGGCGCTAGAGTGAAGAAGTTAAAGAAGGAGGGCAACACAGCAGAGGCTCAGTTGATTGAAAGCCAGATAGATAATTTTGAGTCTGCTCCTCCAGTTCCGCCACCTACATATAGCATCAATGGTATAAAGATAGAGGCTCCAGAAGTCATCAATCAAATGATTGACAATATGGATGCGACAGATTTGGCTAACTCAAATATAGAAATAACCAATGATCCAGAGTTGAGTGTGAAGATGCAGGACAAGATGGTGACATCTTCCATCAAGGAGGAAGTCCGTTCAGCAAATCCGGATATAGATGAGGATACATTGGATCAGATTACCGCGTTAGAAAAAGAGCGCAAGAAGTTCGAAGGCAAGAAGACGCAGTCAGCCAAGGACAAACTTGCTTCCATCAATTTACAAATAAAAACACTACAAGAAAATGCCGTTCAAAAGCCAAGCACAGAGGAAAGCGTGTTACGCGCAGAAGAATCCCAAGTGGGATTGCAAGAAGTGGGAGAAGGAAACGCCCAAGTCCAAGCCCCTGCCGAAGAAGTTGTCAAAGAAGAAGTAGTAAGTCCTGCTATCGCCAAGATAGAAGAAAGACGACAAGAAGAATTGAGTCGAGATGAGAATGTAGAACTTTTATATCCATTAACGCTCGAAGAAAATCCAACAAGAGAACAGAAAGAACGTCTTGCCAAAAACGAACAAGATAAAAAAGATAGGCAAGAGAGAAGGGATAAGATAAACGCAGAGTATGATGCGCAGAGAGAGGTTCAACTTTCCAAAGAGAAAGCAGAGCCAATTACCGACGAGGAATTGCAAGCGGAATTCGATCGTATCAGCATTCCCGAGGATACGGAAGCAGTGTCTCCGGCGACACCGGTACTCAGCGAAGAGTCTCAAAAAGTAAAGACCCAATTAGAGGATTTTAAAAATACTTTTGATGAAGCATACAATGCAGTGTACCCAAGATATGATACACCCCAAGCCAAAAGATCTGCTATTGCCAAGTCTAAGAGAGCGATAAAGAAATTACAGCAAATGATGGGTTTTGATATTGGGGCCTATGGGGAGTTGGATGCAAATCAAACCAAAAAAAGAGAATCGCTTTATTCATTGAGGGAAAATAAAGATTATGATTCATACGATCAGATGGTTGCCGCCTATCAAAAAGATGTGGCCAACGGCAATCAATCAGATTTAGTTACTTCTATTAATACATTACTTGGTATTGCACCTATAGAGGTAGCAGCACCGGTAGCAAAGGCTGCTCCAAAAGTATCTTCGAAGACACCAAAGGCTAAGAGCGTTCCTATTCCTGTGGCCATCCCCAAGCCTACTGCACCTGCGCCCAAGCCTGTTGCTGTGGTATCACAACCCGCGCCAAGGATACAAGGACCAGAGGCATTACGTCAAGAGTATACCAATAAGATTAACGATGTAAGAGTAAACAAAGACAAGTCTCGTACACCAAAGCAAATTGAAGAAAGGATTGTAGAACTCAGAGCCGAGTACAAGAAACTCGATGCTGAGATGACAGCGCCAAGACCGAAGGCAGAACCTGAAGCAAAGTCAGCACCCAAGAAAGCAGCGCCTATACCAAAGGCAGAAGCAAAACCTGTACCAGTGGTATCAAAGAAAGATCAAGCAGAGATTAAGAGACTTGAGGATGAGATAGATTACTATCAACGTCAGATTGAAGATGCGACTGAAGAACTAGGAAATACTAATTATAACTACGAACAAGTCGAAGCAGAAGTCGAAAAAGAAAGAGAGGAATTAGAAGGAAAGAAAATGTCAAATCAGAAGAGAGAAGACGCAACAGACGAACTCGATGCCAAACTTGACACAGCCGAAAGTGAGCGTGACTCCTACTTAGAGCAATACAATGATCAATTAAAAGAGGCAGAGAAGGAAAAGAGGAAAGCCGAAAAAAAACTTGCCAAGTTGCAAACCAAGCAAGTCGAGACTAAGGCAGAGCCTACTTCAGTAGTACAGGAAGACGAGCCGTCATATGAGGATATCAAAGACATTGAAGAAATATATGACATCCTTGACGAGGATGAGGATGAGGATGGTGATGATTTTGAACCTAAGTCAGAGAGCTTTCTTAAAAAATCCTCAAAGATATTGGATAATGCTAGCAATGGTATAAATAAGTTCAAACGTGAGAACTTGTCTATGGGTCTACCCGTAGTAACAGCAGAGGCTATTGTTAAAGCCTTAAAAGTATTGGTGAAAGGTGGTATCTTATTGGAAGAAGCAATCCCAAGGGTGGCTACTA